ATACAGCATATGATTTAGAGAGTTTAGTGGTAAACACAAAAGCCGCTACTGTCTACACTGCTCATGAGAATTCAATATTCTTAGGCGGTAACGTAATTCCACAGGTGGCAATACCTGCGGGTTCAACAACAGCTCAGGTTCCTCTAATGGGATCTGTATCTGCTCAAAAATTAACTTCAGCAGATCCAGACGCAATTGATGACTTTACAGCATTAACTGTGACTGACACAAAAAAAAACAATTGAAGCAGACATCTACGCGGCAAGACACGTGTTAAGAGACTTAGGCGGAATTGATCCACAAGAAACAGGTAGAGTTCTTGGAAATGCAATTCAATCTAAATTTGACATTGATGTAATGGGCGTAATTGGCACATTAACTGGTCAAGAGATCACAGAAGGTGACTTAGATGTTGCTGAAATCACTAAAGCAGTGGGCACAATCAGAGGGAATGGTGAAACAGGTCCTCTAGTTGGTATCGTTGGTGCTGGTTCTTACGCGGCATTAATGAACAACATTGGTTCACAAGCATTCGCAGGTGGAGAATTCCAAAACTCAGCAATGAGAAACGGATTCTTTGGATCTATCGCGGGCGTGAATTTATTCATCAGCTCATACCTAGATGCAACAAACACAGGCGTAACAGGTGCTAAAGCGGCAATTTTTGGAGCAGACGCAATGAGAATTGCAATGTTCAAAAATGTAGACCTAGAAATCCAAAGAAGAGCAGAAGCGGTAGGATTTGATATCGTTGCTAATCTTCATGCGGGAGTGGGTCTTGTTGACGCAACTCGTGGCGTGTTAATCAAAGACGCGGCATAATAACAGGGAGAATCAATATGGCCTTTATAGTTGAAAACGGCGTGACTATCAGTTTCGCTGAATATCAAGATGTCAAAGATAAGGATCAGAGACTTTTTGATAACAATGAAGGTCTGACTGATACTGTTATTGAAACTAATCTTATCAGAGCGACTGAGCGTATTCTCACAAAGATACGCTCATCGCAATGGTGGAGAGAATACTATCTAAGACAATCCAACAGTTCCATCAGCTCTGTGGCAGATATCCCAGCAGTTGACCCTGACAAAATCCTAGGAAGACAGGCAGATTTTACTGATCTGTGTGTGTTCACAGCACTGGGCGATTTCATATTGCCTGGTATTGCAGATTTTGGCAATGAGGACAATGCTGAGAGACAGAAGATGAGCTACTATGCCAACAAGGCAGAAAGTTTGTTTGCTGAATTGATCACAGCAGGTGATTGGTATGACTTTGATGATGACGCAGTGGTGGAATCATCAGAGAAATTGCCTGGACAGTATAATCTTAAAAGGATTAGATAATGAGAACAGAGATATTAGACTACATTGAAACACTGGATTTGGGCACATATACCAAGTCAGACAAACTGCCTTACACCACGTCAGGACAGAGTCTGTATTTGGCAAATATGAAAACCATCTATGTGGATCAACCCACTTATGTGGAAGATCCCATTGTGAACACCCTGGACAATGTTTCAATCAGTGGTAGAATATCATCAGTCACCATATACTTCTCTCAAGACGCAAAGAGTCTGCCAGCAAACTATGGCACACTGGTAACAGCATTGAAGAATGCCAAAAACATCACAACACTCACTAACATACACAGAAGAGAATGTGATGTGACACAGACATACAACAATGATGTTCTAGTTACAGAGATTGTGATCAGACTCACAACCATACAATAGGAGGAAAATAAATGGCCTACATTTATCCAGCGCCTGGTGTAAGTGGTTCACAAGCAGAGTTATCTGTCCACTATACCAGCATATCAAATGACGCAACAGGTCTTGATGTTCCTGCTTTGCAAGATGTGACTGTTAATAACGCAAATGATGTTTTCACTTGGACTCAACTTGATGTTGGTTCTAAGAAGAACATTGCGACAACAGCCACTAACTCATTGTCAGGCAACATCGTGTTAGATCAAAGTTCATTCTTTGGAGACGGATTAGATTCATCTACTGCCGCTTCACAAGGATTATTTGGTTTATCAAAAAACAAAGTAAAAGTTGAATTCAATTTATACTTTGGAGACACTGATACAGGCACAGCAGGTAAGAGAATCAAAGGTTTTGGTTTTATTACTGGTTTGGCACCATCAGTATCAGCAGATGCACCTGTCTGGGTATCACCAATCACTATCACAGTGGATGGCGATTACACAGTTGAAGCAGG